TCTCTTTTTCCAACACGCTATACTCACACTTCCACAATTACCCAAGGGGGTAATACAACAACTACAACTGATAAAATATATGAAATTATAATGGATTCTTCAGTAAGTATTTCGGTAGAATCTAAAGAATAATAATAACTTTCAAAACAACAATATTTATAACAAAACACAACAAAAATGAAAATTTCAGAATTAAAGTCTGTAATCAAGGAGTCGGTTAAAGATGCCATACATGAAGAACTCAAAGATATCTTCATGGAGGTAATTAAGAACTCAAACAACGTTCAATCCCAAACATCACAAGCCCCTCAAGCAGCCGTATCTACCCCTCAAACCAGTATGGGGTCAACACCTCCTGTGGACTTAAAAGAAGTAAGAAATTCATATATGAGTGTATTAGATGAAACTCAAATGAATTTTACATCAAAGGATGCTCAAACATTTAGACCAAATCCTAATATGGATAATACCACAGGTACTCTTCCTGAAGGAGATGTAGATTTATCACAAATAACTAATTTAATGAACGGTGGCTAGAATAATTCCAAATAAACAACCCCTTGATTTACAGAATAGGAAAGCAATTGGCTTTGGATTTCCTTTTAATGCTAACGCTGTATTTAGACCTACTTATACTACTAGGGATCAAATTAAAGCTAATTTAGTAAATTATTTACTAACTAATCATGGGGAAAGGGTTTTCAAACCTAACTGGGGTTCTAATTTAAGAACCCTAATATTTGAGAATATGGATTCAAATACATTAGATGATCTACAAGCAATAATACAGGGAGACATAAATAATTACTTCCCTGATGTTAGTATAAAAGAAATTAATTTTAAATTAGAGGAAGATACAAATACTATTAATTTTTTACTTACATATAACATCAATAATTTTGGAATTGAAGATGACATAAACATAGCAATACAATAATGGCAGACAAGGCACGTAATATTAATTATTTAAATAGGGAATTTAATGATTTTAGAAACTCACTAGTTGAGTACTCCAAAGCATATTTTCCTAACACATACAATGACTTCACAGATACCTCAACAGGTATGCTATTTATGGAGATGGCTTCATATGTAGGTGATGTTTTATCATTCTATTTAGACAACCAAATACAAGAAACTTTTATACAATATGCTCGACAAACTGAGAATATTTATAATTTGGCTTACTTTTTAGGTTATAAACCAAAAGTAACAACCGCTGCCTCTGTAGAAATAGATTTCTACCAACAATTACCATCTAAAGTAGACGGGGGAGTAACAGTTCCTGATTATGATTATTGTTTAAGAATTCCTGAGAATACTCCCATTACTGCTAACTATGATGCTTCAATAAAATTCTTAACACAAGATGTTGTAGACTTTTCACATTCAAGTTCCTTAGACCCCACAGAAATATCTGTGTATGAATTATCTGGAACTCAACCTACCTACTACCTATTAAAGAAAACCCGCAAAGCCATATCAGCAACCATAAATACTACATCTTTGGTATTTAGTGGAGTTTCTAAATTCGATACTAGAAATTTAACATCCCAAAATATTATTGGGATATTAGATTGCTATGATACTGAAGGAAATCAATGGTATGAAGTAGATAATCTATCCCAAGAATCCGTATTTGATTATGAGGATAATATTAGTACTAAAGACCCCAACTACTCAGATGATTTAGAAGTAAGAAATATACTAAAATTAAAAAAAGTCCAAAGAAGATTTGTTACACGTTTTATAAATAGAGAAACTCTAGAAATTCAATTTGGGGCAGGTAGTACGGGAAATAATGATGAGGAAATAGTGCCAAATCCCGACAACGTAGGGTTAGGTTTACCATTTGAAAAAACCAAACTTACAACGGCCTTTTCACCTGTAAACTTTGTTTACACTAACACATATGGTATTGCACCTGCTGACACAACTTTAACATTAAGATATCTAACAGGTGGGGGAGTTACATCAAATGTTGAGTCAGGTGCTTTAACGTCTATAGGAAATAGTGGAATTTATTTTATAAAAAGTGGATTGAATAATTCCTTAGGTCAAACAATATTTGATTCGTTAGCTTGTAATAACGAAAAAGCAGCCGATGGTGGAAGCGATGGGGATGATATTGATGAAGTACGACAAAATGCTTTAGGTAATTTCCAAAACCAATTAAGAACCGTAACCCCTCAAGATTATATGATAAGAGCACTTTCATTACCCCCTGACTTAGGAGTAGTGAATAAAGCATTTATAGAACCTACAAAAATAGCAGATTACCAACCTGGTGAGTTACCATCAGTAATGTGTATGTATATTCTTTCCTCAGACGCAAATGGTAAGTTAAGAACAGCTTCCAAAACATTAAAAAAGAATCTAGCAACTTACCTATCAGAATATAGAATGGTTAATGATAGTGTAAAAATTAAAGATGCTTATATAATAAATATTGGGGTCGAATTTGACATAGTAGTTAATCCTAATTATAATAGTAATGAAGTTTTAAATAATTGTATTAGTTCTTTTATTACTTATTTTGAGACAAGTAAATGGCAAATTAATCAACCTATTTCCATAAAAGCCCTTACATTACTTTTAGATAAGGTAGTAGGAGTAGAAATAGTAAATGACGTTAAAATAGTTAACAAAACGGGAGGCGATTACGGCTCATATGCCTATGATGTAGATGCTGCTATAATAAATAAAGTAGTATACCCATCATTAGATCCTATGGTATTTGAAGTTAAATTCCCAACTCAAGATATAAAAGGAAGAGTATCAACTATATAATAAAATAACAAATGGCAATTTATAAAATATTCCCAACTAAAGATACTACATTATATTCTGAATTTAAAAGCACAAATACAGGATTAGATGAGATAATTGAAGTTTCTTCTTATTTAAAAGAAGATACCCCCCAAGTAAGTAGGTATCTAATAAAATTCTCATCAACTGAAATGGCGGATGTTATAGATAATAAGATAGGAGCCAAAACTTGGTCAGCTTATCTTAAAACATTTGCAGCGGATATTACAGGTTTAAATTTAGAAAGTAAATTATACTTCTACCCAGCATCCGGAAGTTGGGGAATGGGTACAGGTCATTTTAATGATTCACCCTTAGTAGATAATGGAGCTGGGTGGGTTTGGAGAACCTACTCAGGCTCAAACCAATGGAATACGTCAGGTTTTGGCAACTATGCTACAGGATCCTATCCTTCAACCAATCCTGGTGGGGGAACATGGTATACTGGATCTGCATTGGGTCTTAACGTAGTACACACACAATCCTTCACCTACTCTGATAATATAGATACTGAAGTAGATGTTACTACTACTATTCATACTTGGGATAGTGGAGGATTAGCTAATGAGGGATTTTTAGTAAAAAATCAAGATTCATCTGAATTTGTAGATAATAGAAATAATGATTCTTACTATAAATTCTTTTCAATAGACACACATACTATCTATCCCCCACAATTAGAATTTAGATGGAATGATTATATATTCAATACCGGATCTTCTACAAACAGTATAATTACTACTCCTTCATCATTTATATCAATATACAATAATGTTGAAACTTATTATTCGGGAAGTATTTCCAAAATGAGATTTGCAGTCGTTCCCAAATACCCAACAAGACAATTCCAAACAAGCTCATTATACACAACAAACTACTACCTCCCAGAAGATACTTCATTATATGCTATAAAGGATACTTATACAAATGAAATGGTAATTGATTTTGATGAAGATTATACAAAAATAGGAGCGGATGCTACATCAAGTTATTTTAAACTATATTTATCAGGATTTGAACCCGAACGGCATTATAGTGTTTTAGTAAAAACCATCATAGATGGTGATACCATAATATACGATGAGGATATTACTTTTAAAGTAGAAGAATCTGGAATTGTATTTGGAACAAGAAGTTTAAATCCATAAAACTTAAAAATTAAATGGCTAATTTCAAATTAAATAAAAATACATTCAACGAAGCTCAATTTAATAAGGTAATAGATACTGAATTTCATGAGTTAAAAGAATCTAGAGATCCTAAATTCTTTGACCCTGATATGGCTACCCTTAAGGATTTTTTTAAATTATACAATAGTTTATTTTTTGATATCCCCTCCCAAGGAGATATAGATTCTCACCGGGAAATAGCTATAAGAAGTGGGGAGCAATCAGGATATAACCCCGAATCTGAGACAATATCCGATCTTGAAGATGAATTAGAAGATTTAAGAAAAGAAAATGCCGAATTAAGACAAGAAATAGTTGCTATTTTACAATCAGCCATTACCGAAAATACCTAATGTAGAAAAATATGTCCGAACTTACAACAATAAATACTTCTTCATTCGAACAAATAAATCC